AAAGATGATGATGCTCAAGTGCAAGCATACAAAGATGCGTGTTTGGCGGTAAAGGCTAAATATCCTTTCTTGGGATAAGAATGAAAATCCGTCAGGCCATCGCCGCCTACGATGCAGCCGCCACGCGGAGCTAAACTGCAGTAGGAGGCAACAGTGATCGAAATCTACGCTGCGATACCCTGAGCCCGGACTATTAGTGTCCCCGACTAGCATGTAGCCATGGCATTCATCGAAGACCTAACCGTATTCCTCGACACCGCTGAGTTCGCTGTGCCGGTGGTTGCTGGTGATGTGTCGAGCACTGGCATCTTGGACATGCCAACGGAAACCGTGGCAGGTGGCATGGTGCTCAGCACGGATTACAGCCTGATCTGCAAGGCCAGCGAGTTCGGCGATTTGGAGTATGGCGCCGGCATCAACGTCGATGGGCGAGCGTACACCGTGAAGTCTGTGATGTTGATGGACGATGGTGCGTTCTGCGAGATCATGCTGCAGCGCACGACGACACCGGAGCAGAGCACGTCGGATCTTGCAGTGCTCGATGGTGATGGCATCGATACCACCAGCACTGTGGTAATGGATGGTGGAGCACCTGACACCACCTACATTGAAGGCAACGTCCTGGATGCCGGAGCGCCGTGACCACTTTCACACGTTTCAAGCTGCGCAACGGTACGGCTGCTGAATGGACTGCGGCCAACCCGACGCTGCTGCAGGGCGAGATCGGGGTGGAGACGGACACGAGAAAGTACAAGATCGGTGATGGCAGCACCGCTTGGGCTGGCCTGAGCTACTACATCGATGGCGTTGCGATCCGTGGGCAGTGCTCAAAGGTGACCGATGGCACGATCACGATCAATACCTCTGGCACCTACGTCACTACCGGCCTGACAGCGACGCTTGATAGCAGCACTGCCTATGGCATGGTGCTTGGCACTGATGACGCCTTCGGGCTGAAGAACGATAGCGGCGCGACGAAGCTGTTCAGGATCTACGGCAGCATCGATGCGACCGATAACAACACCAGCACGCTGGGCCTGAAGCTGGCCAAGAACGGTGTGGCGATCGATGAGTCTGAATGCCGTGCCTTTACCGTCAGCGGCGCGAAGAAACTGGTGACCAGCTGGATGGTTGAGCTTGAGGATGGTGATGAGATCTCGATGCTGATCGCGAATCACACCGACACCACAAACATCACACTGAAGCGCGGTCGGATCATCGCTGTTGAGGTTCGCGCCTGATGACGACCAAACGAGAGCAGATCCTGAATCAGATCGCGACGACGCTGGCGCCTACAGCAGGCATCAGCGGCCGGATCTATCGCTCACGTGTGTCGGCCTTGGCCAGGGCTGAATCACCTGCGATGGTGGTAGAACCTACGGGTGATGACGTCGAGCAGAACACAGCGCTTCCGACGCTGGACTGGAGCCTTACGGTACGTGTGGCTGTGATCGTGCGGTCATTGGTGCCTGACCAGGCCGCTGATGCGATCGTGGAGGACATGCACAGCCGGCTGATGGCTGACCTGACGGTTGGTGGCTATGCGATCGACGTGCAGCCTGCTGGTGTGAGCTTTGATCTTGTCGAGGCCGATCAACCTGCAGGCGTGATCAGCTGTAGCTACATCGTGCGGTATCGCACGGCAGTAGGGGATCTGACAACTAGCTGAGCGGGCTACGATGAGCCTACTAGCTATCTGGCGCTTTCTTCTGCCATGACTCTTCTCACACGCCGGCAGCTCATCCTGGCCAAAGAGGAGAGCGACTATGGCAGTGATCCGACGCCTGTTGTTGGCTCTGACGCGATCTTGGTACGCAGCATTTCTGCGACGCCTCTGGAATCAGACACGGTGAGCCGTGAGCTGATCCGCCCTTACCTCGGCCATAGCGAGCAACTGCTGAGTCAGACCAGGGTTGTGATCGAGTTCGAGGTGGAGCTGGCTGGTTCTGGCATTGAAGGCACAGCTCCTGCCTATGGTCCGTTGCTGAAGGCCTGTGGGCTGAGTGAGACGATTAATGCGGGCAACAGCGTGACCTATGAGCCAGTCTCGACGAGCTTTGATTCAGTCACCATCTATTTCAATAACAGCGGCGTGCTGCACAAAGCTACGGGTTGCCGCGGCAGCTTCACGCTGAACGCTGAGGTGGGCGCCATCCCGACCATTGCGTTCACCTTCACCGGGATCTATGCAGCGCCAACGGATGTCACGATCAGCGCTCCAACCTATGCCAATCAGGCTGATCCGCTGATCTTCAAGAACGGCAACACCAGCAGCTTCGAGATTTTCAGCTATGCAGGCTGCCTGCAGTCGCTGAGCTTCGATATGGCCAATGAGACGGTCTACCGCGAGCTGGTGGGCTGCGACAAGGAGGTGCTGATCGTCAACCGTGCGCCTGCTGGTGAGGCGGTGATCGAGGCCGTGCCTGTCGGTACTCACAACTTCTTCAACGATGCGACTGGCAGCAGTACTGGGAACCTGACGTTTGAGCACGGCACGACAGCTGGCAATATCGTGACCTTTACCGCTGATCAGATCGATCTCAGCAATCCGTCCTACAGCGATCAGGACGGCGTGCAGATGCTGACGCTGCCGTACATTGCCACACCTACAAACTCTGGTAATGATGAGATGAGTCTGGTCTTCACCTGATACGTCGTGGCATTTGTTCTCAAGCAATCCAGCTCCTACAGCTGGCCGGTAACGATCAGGATGCCGGCTGATGGCGGCAAACGCGAGAAGCAGTCATTTGAGGCTGAGTTCAAGCGGTTGCCACAGTCACGCATTGCCGAGATCCAGGCTATGGCGCAGAAGCTGGTAAAGGCTGCGGAGGCCGGTGAGCAGCTTGAGGGCATCAGCGACGTCTCAGTGGCTGATGAGGTGCTCGTGGGCTGGTCCGGGATCCTTGATGAGGATGGCGAGGAAGTGCCTTACAGCGAAACGAACAAGGCCATTTTGCTTGAGGTGCCTCTGATGGCTGCCTCACTTGTCCAGGCCTATTTCGCGTCGTTGACGGACGAGAAGCGAAAAAACTGATTGGCGCCGCTGAGCATTGGGAGGATGCTGCGGTGATGGGCATCGAGCTGCCGGATGATCTGGTGCCTGATGGGCGTGATGACTATGAGGTGACGCCTCATGCTTGGCCTGCTGTGAGCATGTTCCTGAAGGTGCAGACGCAGTGGCGTGTCGGCATGGGTGGCGTGATTGGCCTGGATTATGGCGCGGTGCGGTGGTTGTTTGAGCTTGAAGGCGTGAGCAAGCCAGCAGAGCTGCTAGAAGATCTGCAGGTGATCGAGGCTAAAGTGGTGGAGATCCTGTCACAACGCGATGGCTGACACCAAGACCAGCGTTGTCATACAGGCATCTGTGCAGGGCTTGGCCAGCGTGCAGGGCCTGAATAAGGGGCTTGGGGGCCTTGCTACCCAGGCGAAGACTACCGGCGGCGCGCTGGGCCGTCTAAGAGGCGCTGCAGGCGGTGCTGTCACTGCATTGCGTGGGATTCTGCCTGTGATTGGCGTTGCAGGCGTTGCAGCCTTTGCCAAGAGCAATCTTGACGCAGCTGATGCGATGTCGAAGCTATCGCTTCGGACTGGCATTGCAGCGCCTGAGCTGGATAAGTTCAGAAAGGTCGCAGAGCTAAGCGATACGAGCATTGAGAGCCTGAGCAGGGCTTTTCCTAGGCTGTCGAAGAACGTCAAGGATGCAGCCGAGAAGGGCACTGGTCCGGCCGCGAGAGCATTTGAGCAGCTTGGCATTCAGGTGAAGAATGCCGATGGCAGCCTGCGGGCGACGGATGACATCATGCTGGAAATCAGCGATGCCTTTGCTGGCATGGCTGATGGCACTGAGAAAGCGGCGCTGGCATCTCAGATCTTTGGCGGGCGGCTTGGCTCCGAGCTGATTCCGTTGCTGAATAGCGGCGGCGATGCTGTGCGGAACATGAGCACATCAATGACACAGGAGTTTGCTGATAGCGCTGCTGTGTTCAATGATCGCCTTGAGAACATGCAGGAGAAGCTGGGTGATCTTGGCGTGCGGATGACCACGGCATTGCTTCCTGTGATCGATGGCTTGGTGGCTGGCATCGAAACGCTTGTCAATGGCTTTGAGGCTCTGCCTGGCCCGATTCAGACGGTGGTCGCTGGCCTTCTAGGCATTTCTGCAGCGGCTCTGGTATTCGCGCCGATTATCGACGCAGTCAAGCTTCTCTGGCCTCTTCTCAGTGGTTTGGTGAAAGTGATCGGTTCTGTGGTTGGTGCGTTGGGTGGCAAAGGTTTGCTGGGTGCATTGGCTGCGGTATTCACCGGCCCTGTGGGCTGGGCGGTCTTGCTTGTCGGCGCCGGCGTTGCGATCTATGCGTTCCGCGATCAGATCGCCAGTGCATTGAAGCTAATCGGCACTTTGTTCGTTGATGCGTTTGAATTTATCGGAGGCTTACTTAAGAAGGCGGCGCAGGCTTATTTAGATTTCTACGTCAAGCCAGTGTTGAACTTTGCTAAAGATGCAGTTCAGGGCATCTTGGATCTGTTTGGCAAGATCCCAGAAGCCATCAAGGCGCCATTTATCAATGCCGCCAATACGATCAAATCAATATTCAGAAGCATCCTTAACTTCCTTGTTAACACCTTAAACGCTTGGATTAGCAGAGTGAATTATGCAATCAGGCTGGCGAATCGCCTTCCTGGCGTCAATATTCCGAACATCCCGACTACATCGATGCCACGATTCGCAACTGGCGGTGTCGTGAACAACCCAACCGTCGCCATGGTCGGTGAGAAGGAACGTGAGTACATCATCCCTGAGAGCAAGATGGCTAGGGCTTCGGCCAACTATCTCGCAGGCATGAGGGGTGGCGCTGTGATCCCTGCCTTCGCTGAGGGGGGTGTGGTTGGCCCTGGTGGTGGTGGCGGTGCTG